AACCTGAGTCTATCTTTGTACTAATACTTTCACTCACTAAGATTGTTGGTTCAATGAGTTTAATATTAGGATAGTATTTTTTTAGTGGGTTCAACATATTCTTCGCACTTCCACCACAAAGTAATGTCAGATCATTTTTGTTCCAAGACTTACTCATATTTTTAAAGATAGCACCCGCCATACCTTCATGATTAACAGAAGTTTTAGATGTCTCTGAACCAAACGGTAAGGTATCAGACTTCCTATCAACAATTCTTTTATTTAAAAAGTGTATACAGTTTACAGTACCACTTCCCACATCAATTAGATTAACTGCTCCATCATGAGGTTGACTCCAAAAAGCCATAGCACCTTCAATTCCAACAAGTACATCAGAAATATTAAACTCCTTCAACTTTCCATTTATAGTAACTTGATGTTCACCTTTTAAACTATCAATAATTTCCTTCTTTTCAATATCGGTATGTGAAGTGTAAGGTTGTCCAACAATTACATTTACAACAGGTTCAAAGAGATTCCGAGCAATTCCTAATAATATTCTTATCCTAGCATCTTCATGGTTTTTAGATGTTCCATACATACTTCCTCCATACTCAGATTCCAAAGATGCAAGTGGTCCAGCAAAACCTTTAAAATTATCATATTTATTTACAATATGAAAATCCATGTCTTCACTTGAATGAATGTCTCCAGCTTTACGATTATTCCACTCACCAATTGCACTGCTAAAAGAATCATAACCTCTTGAATGAACTACCTTTGTACGAAAGTTTCCACCATCTGCCGCAATAATTTGTACCAACTGAATCCCTCCAAATGTTTAATTTTTTTGTTTACGATATATTATATTAAACAATGGCGCTAATTATGACACTTCATGTATATTTTTTTGGAAAATTGGTTATAATAATAATGTAAGGATTTTTCATTCTCTAACACATAACTTTCCTAAAATGTATAAGGTTGAAGAAGCCAAGGTTAACTCACACAATTACCGACATCAAAAGAATGGCTACAAAATCCTTACAACAAAAAGACCCTAGTCTTATACAGTGACTAGGGCTTTGCGTTTGTTTAAAACTCTTTTTGTATCATCAGGGTTTCGTTTAATTACTGTCTTTAATACTAGCCCGACTTTTCCATCCACAAATACAAACTCTTTGGAGTTCCTTGTAAAAACATATATTAGTTTTTCTCCATTCTTTTCAGCTTTAACTATGTTTTTAATATTCAATGTTCTGAGATCACGGTTTATAGCATAACCAATCTCTCGACGGGTTTTATGTACTCTAAGATCGTACATATCATAAGCATGATTACTTATTTTAAATTGTCCTAATAGCATCTTATTCACCTCCAATAAACTATTTTTAATTATCTAACATATTATCATTATATGCCATTTTTCTAACTTTGTAAATATAAACATAAACAATTCTACCATTTACTTTTAGAAAAAAATATGTTATAATTATATATATAATGTACAAGGCGGTGTCTTATGGAGTATACTCGAGAGGAAATTAAGTTGTCTTTAGACTTTATCTGTAATCTAAATTCCTTTCATATTGTAGGACAGCAATATTTAGATATTACATTTTTTAATGAAATTATGGCTCAGGCTTTTTGGGAACCTCGAGTATTACTTTATCCACAAGGTAGAGTACATCCTTATATAGGAAAGTATAAAGCTGATGTTCAAAGTACAAATGTTTATATTTACTTGATGGAAAAAGATATAGGTTATCAGTGTGTTGGAGTCGAAGTTGGTCCTCATTCTACCTTCCTAAATCAAGTTTTTAAACAAATTTGTGCCAGAGCTGCAAAATAAGTTTGCAACTCTGATTTTTCTATATATAATAGAAATAATAGGAAAAACGAAAAATAGGAGTCAACGAAGGTTGATATAACAGCCTTTTGAAAGCTTATTTTAGAATGAAATGCGTATTTTATATCAAGGAGATAAAAACTTATGACAGTGACTTTTAACTCTAATTATGACTATGAAATTGACTCAGAAATTATATTTTTATATTATGGGAATGAATGTCTGGGTAAAGTTATTGGCAAACAATATAATGTGGATGAAACTGTTGAACTAACAGTTTTGCCGTTACTAAATTAGGAGGAAATAGAAATGGAAAGTGGATTAATCGGTGCAATTGCAAGAATGGGCGAGATCAATAAAGGTAAAAGTGATCTTGAAACTCATAAGTTAGTTAGACAAATTATTAAAGCAATGACAGAAAAGAAACGTAAAGAATGGCCTGATAAAAAACTTCGTGAGATTGTAAATACAATGGATAGTTTACAAAGAAAACTATTTCTTGAGACATTAAAAGATATGGACGAAGTTATAGTTGAAGCCTATCAAATTGTAGAAAATAATTTAGAGGTGTAGAATATGTCAGCTACTAATATGTTTATCAGTGGCTCCATGTTTGGTTCAAAGTCAAAGTATGTTATGGATATGATAGAAGAATCTCATTTAGATAACATGACTAAATACCTCGTATTTAAACCAACTAAAGATTCAAGAGATGGTTTATATGTAAAAAGTAGAGTTTATAATAGAATTGTTAAAGCCTTTGCTTGGGATCAATCCTATGAAGATATGAAAGCAATATTTGATTATATTATTGGTGGCTTTGCTCTAACTAACCCTGATGAGGTTAAAAATGTTTTCTTTGATGAAATTCATTTCTTATCACTTGGAGATCTAAAGTTTATTGTTGAAACTTGTAAAAAATATAATGTAAATCTTTATGGTGCGGGACTTGAAACTACGTTTAAATTAACTCCTTTTGAGTCAACTGAATGGTTCAAAAATAATTGTGACTCATATGTTTTCTTTCATGGAGATTGTAACGGTTGTGGAGAAAGTAATGCAGTTTATAATGTATTATTTAATAATGGCGAAAGAGTCACTGATGGCGCTGATATTCAACCAGGAGATCAAGCATATAAAGTATATTGTGAAAAGTGTGTAAATACCCTCTAGTTAGGGTATTTTTTATTGGTAAATTTTAATAAAATATGAAATATTTTCATATTTTGTATTTACAGTTTTGCTATTCAGTGTTATGATTAATATGTGGAACAATTTGTTCCATATAAAATTTATTTAAAGGGAGAGATTTAAATGTTATTACAAACAAAAGTTGCAAGTTTAGTTGTCGCTGGTGGAGTTCTTGCAGGTTCTATTTTTACAGGTGGTGCAGTTATTGACGGTGTAAAGACACAATTACATACCTTGCAAAACAAGGTTGTTAACTACGAATCAAATGAGGGCTCATTTCTTAAAAAGATCCTTGTAATGAAGGAAACTGCTAACGGTGAAGTTAGTAAAGCAAATATTACAATCGCTACTAAGAATGCTGAAATTGCTAAATTAACTGCAACGGTTGCTAACTTGGAGAATCAGATTAAAGGTTATCAAGAATCAGTAAAAACACTTGAAAATGCTGTTGCTACTTTAAATGATGAATTAAGCAAAGTTAAAGGTGAACTTGCTACATCACAAGCTGATAACACTGAAAAACAAAAGCAAATTAAAGATCTAACTGCACAACTTGCTGCTAAGAGTGCTGAATTGGAAACAGCAAAAGCAAAAATTGCTGAACTTGAAGGTCAGTTAGCAACAGCAAATACTAACTATGATTCATTAATGAAGTCATGGGTTCAGGCAACTGAAGAAATAAATGACTTGAAAGAAACCAATGCACAACTTGAATCTGATAAAAAATCTGCTGAAGATGAATCAGCTCGTGCTAATAGTGAAGTTGACAAGGCTAATGCTAAGGTTAATGAATTGAAAGCTACCTCTGATGAAGTTGAAGCTGCCACACAAACAAGTGTTCCATTGACTCAAAGTGAAATGGACGCTGTTGATACTAAAGTTGATACAGTAACTCAACAATAACAATCAGTTATTTAAAATAACCTGCCTTCTGGTGGGTTATTTTTTATTTAAAAATAGTTTTAAATTCAGTTTACACTATTTATTTTCATATATATAATAGTTATGTATTAAATAAATGAAAATTTTGTCAAGGAGGTAACAAGATGATTTTATTAAATGGTAAAGAAGTTGAGTTTGAAGTATTTCCAAATGGTGAGTCAAAGTTGATTTATGATTCAATGGAAAAATCTTACAGCTCCGAAGAAAATGTATTGTTATTCAAATACCGCTCAGATGGTGATCTAATTCGTTTAGCAATGGTTAAAGATTTCCTTGATTATCTTGAAGTTTCATCACGACTTGTAATGTCTTATATGCCTTACAGTCGCATGGATAGAGGAACAAAAGAAAATCCTCATTTTACTTTAAAAGTAATTGGAAAATTTATTAACAACTTAAACTTCTTAAAAGTTTATGTAATCGAACCACATTCTGACGTAACTGGCGGAGTGCTTGATAATTATATTCCTTATTATATTAACTTTCAACTACTACCTTTAGTAGAAAAAGAAATTAGCTTTGATAAAGATATTGATTTCTTATTCTTTCCTGATGCTGGAGCTCAAAAACGTTACAATTCGTTAAAAGGTTATAAACAATTAGTAGGTCATAAAAACCGCGACTTTAACACTGGTGAAATTACAGGTCTTGAAGTTGTTGGAGATCTTGGTTATGTATCTCAAGGTTTGAGAGATGAGAAAATATTAATTGTTGATGACTTATGTTCAAAAGGCGGTACTTTTTTACATAGTGCCAATAAATTAAAAGAACTTGGCTTCTGGGATATTAATCTTCTTGTTGCTCATTGTGAAAATTCAATCTTTCAAGGTGAATTATTAAAAGACAGAAGTTCTATTAGAAAAATATTTACAACAGATTCTATTTTAACTTTAGGTACAACTCAAATTAAAACTTATAAGTTGGAGGAACTGTTATGATGTTACAATTTAGAGGTAATTTACTTGATGCTAAAGACGATATTATCGTCCATCAAGTAAATTGTCAAGGTAAGATGAACAGTGGAATCGCTAAACAGATTAGAGAAAAATGGCCAATTGTTTTTGCTAGATATAATACTAGTAACAAGCAATTAGGTAATATTCAGTTTGTTAAAGTTGAAGAAGATAAACATGTCTGTAATCTTTTTAGTCAATTAGATTACGGTTATGATGGTAAGAAGTATACAAATTATGAAGCAATTTATATTGGTTTGATGAAGATAAAAGAAGCAGCACGGGAACGAGGCCTATCAGTCGCTATACCTTATAATATGGGCTGTGATAGAGGCGGAGCAAGTTGGAAGATTGTCTGTGCAATGATTGAAGTTATCTTTGAAGACTATGAAGTTCATATTTACAGATTATAAATAAAAGGGAGAGATTATTAATGAGATACCCAGCAACTTTATTATGTGATTTTTACAAAGTTAGTCATAAAGACCAATACCCAGAAGGTACTGAAGTAATTTATTCAACTTGGACTCCTCGTTCAAACCACTATATACCAAGAATTAAAAAAGTTACTGCCTTTGGTTTTCAATCTTTTATTAAAGAATACTTAATTAGATACTTTGACGAAATATTCTTTAAACGCCCTCTTCAAGATGTAATTAAAGAATACGTTCGATTAATTAAATTTACTCTAGGAGTAGAAAATCCTGATTACTCTCATATTGAAACTTTGCACAGATTAGGATACTTACCAGTCCGTATTAAAGCAGTTAAAGAAGGATCTTTAATTCCAATGAGAGTTCCAATACTTACAATTGAAAATACTGACTCAAGATTCTTTTGGTTAACAAATTATCTTGAAACTCTATTATCAAGTGAGCTTTGGCAGCCAACTACTTCAGCTTCTATTGCTACTGAATATTATAGAATTGGAGCAAAGTTTGCTGATGAAACTGTAGGTAACAGAGACCATATTCCTTTCCAATTTCATGACTTCTCATTCCGTGGTATGGAAGGTTTACATGCTGCAGCTGCTTCAGGTGCTGGACACTTATTACCTTTCGTAGGAACTGATACAATTCCTTCAATTCTGTACCATGAAAAATATTACAACGCTAATATTGAAACAGAACTTGTTGGTACTTCAATACCTGCTACCGAGCACTCTGTAATGTGTGCTAATTCTGATGCCGATACAAGAGATGAATATGATAATTTTAAACGGCTTATTACGGAGGTTTACCCTAATGGATTTGTTTCAATTGTTAGTGACACCTATGATTTTTGGGCTGTTATTGGTGATATTATTCCTCGACTCAAACAAGAAATCTTAAATCGTGATGGTAAAGTTGTAATCAGACCTGATAGTGGAGATCCTGTTGATATTCTTTGTGGTAGACAGATCCCTGACTTAACTAATGAAGTTAATACTTTTAAAGATGCTAAAGACTATATGTATGATGAACTTATGGATAAACTTCGTGAAGAAACTCCACATGGTAAGCATGGAGATACAGAAGTATATGGTGAGTTTAAGTTCCAAGGTAAATATTATGAAATTGAACTTGAAGTTGAATATAACCGCCATGATAAGCAGTATTATTATATTGAAGAACACAGACTTGTAAAATGTGTAGAGTTTACTCCAGCATTATCTACTCTTGGTTTAATTGAAGCTCTGTGGAATATCTTTGGTGGTATAGTAAATGAATTAGGATATAAGTTACTTGATCCTCATATCGGTGCTATTTATGGAGATTCTATCACTTTGGAGCGTGCTGAACAAATTTTTGAGCGATTAAAAGCAAAAGGATTTGCTTCAAGTAATATTGTATTAGGTATTGGATCTTATACTTATCAGTACAATACTCGAGATAATTTTGGGTTTGCTGTTAAAGCGACTTATTCAAAAGTTAATGGTGAGGAAAAAGCTTTATTTAAGGATCCTAAAACAGATAATGGAACAAAGCGTTCTCAACGAGGTCGAGTAGTTGTATTTAAAGATGAAGATGGAGAAATTAAATATGCTGATAACTTGGGTATTAGATCTGAAAATGTTATGAAAGATATTAACTTGCTCCAAACAATCTTTGAAGATGGAAAGTTACTTAATGAACAATCACTTGCTGATATTCGTAAGGAACTGTTTACCAATTTATAAGAAAATTTAGAAAAAAGGCTGCTATTTGGCAGTCTTTTTGTTTACAGTTTTTCCTTTTTCTAATATAATATATATGTAATTGATAAACAGTTACAGAAAGTTCAATTATGTGGGAGGAAGGAAAAATGACATACGCTCCAAAATCTATGTTCTTTGGGAAAATTAACGACACGAACCCCACGGAACTGAATAAGCAAATTAATTATAATAAAACAAAACTAGAGGATAGAAAAGAAGTAGTAAATAATATTCTTGAATCTGGGTTCTTTGAAGAATACTTTGATGAATTTTTTAAAGTAAATATTAATTCATCTGATACTTTATCAGCATTTGATAATGCTTCTAACTCATTAGAAAGAATGGCTAACTACTTGCTTAATTCTGATGAAGCTAAAGAAGAAAAGAAAGATACTGAATATAAATTCTATTCAAATGAAAAAGATTTTCAAGATGCTTTACTACGTGAAGTTAAGATTGATAATATGGGTGCTGGGCATGAACAAGAAAATATTATTCACTTCTTGAAAAATGAAAATAGAAATTTCAAAAAAACGAAAACTCAAGTTATTACTACTAAGGATCTTAATAGAGATGATGAACTTGGTGAAATACTTCGTGATTATACTTCGTTTCTTGGTGTAGTTACTAATAAACTTAAAGATAGCAAAGAAATAAATGTTTCACGCTATTTATTAACAAAAGCTTCAGGCGCTCTAAAACAAGATATGATTAATAGTAAAGATATTTTATTAGGAGTATTTGGTTATAAAACAAATGCTTCAGAAAGTACAGTAATTGAATGGGACGAAGTAAGATACTCTAACCCTGAACATGTTAAAGCATTGCTACATTTCAGTCGAGAATATGATGGAATTGAAGATTTAAAATATATTATTATTGATTTTTACGAATTACTAGATAGTTTAGTTCTTACTAAACTTCAGAAAGAAATATTAGAATTAGTTCAAAGAGATAAAACTGTTACTGATATTGCTAAAATTTTAAAAGTAACTCGTAAGACTGTATATCATAATATTGACTCAGTAGTAAATAGAATCTGTCAAAAAGCCAAGCAGGATTAATTTCCTGCTTTTAATTTGGAGGTGCCTTATGGAAGGCTTTGGAATTACTCAAATGAAAAAGATTAACTATGTTCAAGATAATATAGCTCTAATACCTGAAAATTGGAAACAGTTAAAAAGACAAGTAAGTGGTTGGTATGGAAGTAAGGATCAAAATGGACAAGATGGTTTTAATAATAAAGTATTAAAAAATTATTTAAGTCAATTTACAGGAAATTGGAATCAGACTTATAACTCAACTAAATTCTTTCCATCTTTTGAAATGTTTTTTAACAAAATTACAAAAGGTAGAAGTACTATTATTGAAGAAGTTGTAGAAAAAATTCTTCGTGAAAATGCAGACTATCCAGGAATTACAAAGTTTAAAGTTCATGCTGCGTTTATTGTAAGAATGGCCAATACTTATTATGGAACCAATGCTGAAGACCGTGTTATTAATACTTTAAACCATCTTGAAAGTTACATTACTTGTATAAAGACAGATGATGAAACTGATATGGTTTATAAAGTAGATGCTGTTATAGAAGTTGCTCCTATTGAGAAGTTTGCTATTCAAATTAAACCAGTAAGTAATAAATTATATGATACTCATGGAGAACTACCTTTTCACGATGAATACACTCAAAAAACAGGTAATAAGGTCTTTTATTTCTATTATGATGAAGATAAACTTGTTATTCAGGATCAAGAAGTCAAATTATCAGACAGTAGAAGTATTGTTGAAATTTTAACCAACATTGTATACAGTTTATAAAAAAGATTTACAGTTTTCTAATTCAGCCATATAATGTATATGTATTTTAAATTATGGAGGGATTATAATGGATCTTACTTATCAGTATACTGTAGTACTTGAAAGACCAGTTCAATATGTAAATAACGAAAAGCCTCAATTTTTCTTTAAGAATTATGATGCTAAGAAAGCTGTTATTGAATATGTTGGTAAATTAGAAACTTCACTGAAAGTTTATAAAATTTTCAGAGTTGATACAGAAGGTAATTCTATTGAAATGACTGTAGGTTTTGAATATGGACGTTTAAATTTAATAAAAAAGTAACCCAGCCTTTGGACCAATCTAGGAGTTGGGTAGTATGATAGAGGTAGGGATCATACTCTGGGTTACTAAAGGAGAGAAGATAATATGTTTAAAATTGCAGGAGCCGGATTTATTGGTTTTATCTTTATGATTACTTTAAATTTAGTTTTTTATGTAGGTTTATTTTTTGGATTTATGTGGGTTCTTGAACATTTCGGAATCATTGAAATGATTAAGGAGGCAATTAAGTGATCCACTTTGTAGTAGCAACAGATAGTTATGGCCTAATAGGTAAAGATAATGATTTACCTTGGGGTAAACTTCCTGTTGACTTGAAACACTTTAAAAAGTTAACTATTGGTAAGACGGTAGTTATGGGAAGAAAAACATTTGAAAGTATTGGTAAACCATTAGCAGGACGTAAGAATATTGTTTTATCAAGGGCTGTTTTTACTCATGAAGGAGTCGAGTGGTGTTCATCAATTGATGAAGTATTGGAACTTCCTGAAGATGTTTTTATTATTGGAGGCTCTCAAATATATAAAGCATTCTTACCTTATGTTGATAAGATTTATCATACAGGGATAATTGGAAATTTTGAAGGAGATACTTATTTTCCTGATTGGGAGTTAAAAGATTTTGAGTATACATTTAAGGAAATTACTCAAAAAGATGAGAAGAATAAGTATCAATGTGTTTTTAGTGAACTTACAAGGAGGAAAAATAATGAATATTAATATCGGTGGGAGTATCTTTAATTTTCCCAATGGAAGCAATATTTCAGTTAGTAATGGAAAAGTGGTTGTAAATGGTCAAGAAATTCATTCTGTTAACAATCTTCAACCAATTATTATTGAAGTTACAGGAGATGTAAACAATATTAGATCTAACAATACTGTAAAAGTTACAGGAAGTGTTCTTGGATCAGTGGACGCAGGTAATAGTGTTGAGTGTGGAGATGTTAGTGGAGATGTTGATGCAGGCAATTCTGTCCATGCTCGAGATATTAAAGGTAAAGTTAAAGCAGGAAACTCGATTCATAAGTCATTTCAATAATAAAAATGTAGAAAAAATATTAAAATAAAGTTAACAATCAAATTTTTTCTATATATAATGTATATGTATTAAATGAAATAAATTAAATTAATTGGAGGAAATTGAATTATGTCAGAACAAATCGTTTTACGTGAGTTATTAAACAGTCAGCGTATCGTAGGTACACTTAAGGAAATGAATCTTGAGCGTAAACCAAATAAGAAGGATCCTTCTAAAACTCAAATTCAAGGTAATATTGTTGTAATGAGCGAAGTTGATGGTAAAGTATCTGAACACCGTATTGAATTATTTGCTTTCACTACTTCAAAGCTTGCAAAAGGTTATGAAACAGTAATGAAAGAATATAAAGCTGCAGATGTTGTTGGTAAAGATAATGCTACTCGAGTACAAGTAACAGGTAATATTGATATTAATGATTACATGGGTCAAGATCAAGTAATCCGAACTAATAACCGTAATCGTGGAGTATTCGTAAACCGCATTGAAGATCCTGCAATTCAAGATGAAGCATTAGCACAAGTTGAGCTGATTGTTACAAATATTCAACCTGCTACTGATAACGAAGGCATTGAAACTGGAGAATTAAAACTTGAAGGTTTCACAGTTGGTTACAATGGTACAGTAATTGAACTTAAAAACATGATTGTTGGGCAAGATCTTGCTGATGTTATTTCTGAAAATTATGAGCCGGGCTCTACTGGAAAATTAACTTTCGCAGTTAATAATTATGTAGAAGTTATTGAAGGCGAACCTAAAGAAGATGATGGTGCTGCAGGCTTTGGTATGCAAGTTGACCTTGATAATCAAGTAAAGAAATATGTCCGTGAACTTCGAGTTATCGGTGGATTCCCTCCATATCTTGATGATAAAGCTTATACAGATGAACAAGTTGATCTAGCGAAGAAAACTCGTGCTTTAAAATTACAAGAAGTTAAAAATAATGTTCCTAATACACCTCCTACTGGAGCTGGTGGATTCGGTGCTAATGCTGCTCCTAAAACAAATGTTGACCCATTTGCTACAGGTGGACAAATTGACATTTCAGATGACGATCTCCCATTTTAATATGGGGATTGTCTCCTTCTAGGAGGTAATTAAATGAGACTACAATTTATAATCTTTTGTATACTAATTGCTTTTGGGCTATGGCTCATGTTTTATAAATACTTTATTATTTTTGGTAGAAAAGTAAATAAACATTTTGGAAAAATTAAAAATGAATTGGAGCGGGATGAAAATGAGCTTTAAAGCATTAATTGGTGGCGCCATTGTAACTGTTGGAGCATTAATCTTTGTAATTGGTGGTACTTCACATGTAAGTCAAGGTTATGTTGGTATGGCAAAACATATGAGTGGAGAAGTTACAGAAATTCTACCGGGTTATCATTGGACAGGTTGGGGAGTATCAGTACAAGATTATCCTACATATCGCCAAGCATTAGGTGGTAAAAAAGGTGTTACACTTCATGCAGGTACAGGCGACCAACAAGAACTACCTGTTACTGCTAACTTAAACTGGAATATTGATATTAAAGAATCAAAAGTTCTTTATCAATCAGTTGGCGGAAATGATATTGAGTATATTGCTGATACTATCGTACTTCCAACATTGAAAAATGATATTAATAAAGTAACTCACACCTATTCTTGGAATGCTATTAAAGGTGACCAACAAGCAGAAGTTACAGATAAAATTGAAGCGATGGTAAAAGAAGATCTTGCTAAGTCAGGTATTGAACTTGTAAACTTCGGTTTTAGTAATGTAGGTTCACCTGCTGGTATGGCACAATCTCAACAAGCCCTTGCTACTTCTGAATTAAATATCAAGAAGGAAAAAGCAAAACAAGAAGCTGCTAAAATTCAAAATGAAACTAAAATAATGAATGCTGAAACTCAAGCTAAATCCAACAAGATTTTACAAGAATCTATCACTGATAAATTATTACAGAAACAAGCTATTGAGAAATGGGACGGTCACTTACCACAAGTCTCAGGTTCTAATGCAACTCCATTCATTAATATTAAGTAATTAAGATAATCTGAGTAAGGTATTCGCTACACCGAATATAAAGTAATTCCTCATGATAGGAGTTCCCCTTACTCAGATTTTTAATATAAGAAAGAAGGTAAAAACTATGAAAGCTTATCTTGCAACTAACTTTTTCTCTGAACCTATGTTTAACTGGACTGCAAGACTAGGAGAACAATTACGAGCCATTGGCCTTGATATATATATCCCACAAGAAAACGGTGAGATAAATGATAAAAGTTCTAATGAAGCTGCTTCTATTACTGATATTGATATTGCTAATGGTGACAATCGGTATCTTGAAGATTCTAATATTCTTATTGCTTCCCTTGATGGTGTTGAAATTGATTCTGGAGTAAGTGCTGAAATTGGGTATTTTTCAGGTATGGCACGGGCTGAAGAGAAATATTGTGCAAGCCCACCACTTAGAATAATTGTTGGTATTTATACAGATATTCGTCGAGATGGAGAAGGCGATAATCGTTTTTATATAAATTTATATACAAAAGGTTTAATTAAACTACGCGGAGAAATTGTTAATAGTTCAGAAGAACTTTGTGATGTAGTTGAACAACTGTTATTTAAAATTAAGATGGAAAACCAAATTACTAGGAGGAAAATTTAAAATGATGAACTTTTTAATTAACTTTTTACCAAGTCTCGCAGGTATTGTATTAGCTTTTTGCTATGTACCTCAAATTAGAACAACACTTAGAACTAAAGATGTTTCAGGAATAGATCTACGTTTTTGGATCATCTTAGATATTGCTCTTGCTATGCTATTTACAAATGCAGTAGTTATCTTCATTAATTCAGGTTTTAAAATTTGGGGATATATGGCAACCGAAGCGTTTAATTTAGGCTTAGCTATTGTTGTAACAGTATTAGTAATTAAATATCGTAAGAAATAATAACGGGGGGAATTTATTCCCTCTCTGTTTATAGGAGGTAAAAATGACAAAGAAAAGATTAGTATTAGGGATTGATTTTGATGGAACAATTGTGGAAGAAGCATTTCCAAATATAGGCGCTATAAAACCAAAAACTGTTGAACTAATGCAAGAAGCAATGGATAAAGGACATCTTGTTATTGTTTGGACAGCAAGATCAATGAAAGCTGAAAGTGATGCTATTGATTTCTTAAATGATAATAACATTCCATATCATTATGTAAATGAAAACCCAGAAGATCCTTATTATATCCGCGGAGAACAAGGTCGAAAGATATTCTGTGATTATTATTTAGATGATAGGGCAGTTAATATAAAAGATATTGATAAACTTTTTGAGGTGATTAAAATGGAAGAAATAGTGAAAGCAAGATTATTAGCAAATATTACTTTATTAGAAGCAGGTTGTGAAGATGAAGCAAAAACTTTTAAAAAAGATTCCATCGTTGAAGTGGTTAGAGAAGTACGTTCCAAAAATGGTTATAAGCAATACTTGATCTATTCTGAAGAACTTAATGATTCAACTGTTATTTATAGCGAGTTGCTTGATTTTAAGTATTTAATTGAATTTTAATGCTTACAGGTAAAGAAATTCTTCAATGTTGGCTATGGTCTATGCTTATTTACTTAATATTGTTCATTTTAGTAAGAATATAGTGTATTATCTCCCTCTAGCTCCCTCTAGAGGGTTTTTACATAGCAACTTGAGCTTCAATCTTGCAATAAAATGACAATTTTATTTAAGAGTAAATTATTTAAAATTAAGTTAACAGAAAACAATTTTCTATATATAATGTATATGTAATTGAAATTAACAAATGGAGGAATTTTAATGGACTTAACACAAGTTGAACCACAAAAAATTAGCAAGGATCTATCATCTTATACAAGTTTTTTGTTTGGGCCGCCAAAAGCAGGTAAAACAACTTTCTATCATCAACTTTTTGGGAAGAAAGCAATCTTCGCTCGAACTGAAAAAGGATCTAAAGCAGTTGCTGGACTTATGGGTCAAGATATTTCAAATTGGTCTGACTTTATGAAATTTAAAAAACAGCTATCTCGTAAAGAAGTAAAAGAAATCTTTGATGTAGTTGTAATTGATACTTTTGATAATCTTTGTATTTATCTTGAAAAGTATGTAAAAAACAAATATGGTGCTGATAATCTTAAAGATGCAAATGGTGGTTGGGGTGCAGGTCATAAAGAGTTCTCTGAAACATTATTTATGGCTCTAAATGATATTGAGTCTTATGGTTATACAATTCACTTTATTTCTCACTCAAAAAAGGAAAAAGAAAAACTTCCTGGAACTGAAGAAGAATATGAAAAATATGTACCTTCTGCTGTTAAGCGTGGAATGGAAATTGCTACTAAAATGGTTGATAACATTTTATTTGCTTATCTTGCAGTTAATCCTGAAACAAAACAAGAACAACGAGTTTTATATACTCGCGAAACTTTATATTTCCAAGCAGGTACTCGATTCACTCATTTACAAGCTGCGTTACCAATGAGCGCAGAAGCGTATCGAAATGCTGTTACTGCTGCCATTCTTGCTGAAGGTGAAGAAAATTTAAAAGAAGAAAAAGAAGTAAACATTGTTATTGGCGAAGAATTAAACTTTGAAGCACTAATGCAAGAAGCGAAAGAAATTGCTGTTGAAATGAACAAAGCTGGCCGACTAGCTGAAGTAAATGAAATTGTAGAAAAATATCTCGGTCAAGGTAAATTAATGCGAGATGCTACTGAAACTCAGGTTGAAACGGTCAAGATTATTGTTGAAGAATTACGGTTGTTATAATCAAGCGAGGGGTCTATGACTCCTCCCAAATTTATAATTGGGGGAATCCTTATGACAGAGCAAGAATACATTGAAAATTTATTATCTCAAATTACCAATCTTCAAGAAGATAACTTAAAGATAAGACGGGCTAATTCAAAGTTAAAAAAATCAGAACGTCACCTACGAAGAGTTATTAAAAGTTATAAGGATGAACAAGCAGAAAACCGTAAACAACATTATAGAAACGGTCAAAAAAGAGGTCGCACTCGAAACGGATGAGGGATTATTTCCCTCTCTGTTTAATTTTAACAACAAGAAAGGGAGATTACAAAGATGACTGTTGTAACGAAAGATAAAGGTAAACGACAACTACCTTTTGATGAAGCTCGATTGTTAAACTTTATTAATCGAGGTTTTGAAGGAATTGAAGTTGAGGAAGGAACAAAGCAGAAATACATTGATAAGGTCTTAAGACTGATTCAGTCCCGTCCAACAATTGATGTTAAAGATATTAGAAAGATCCTGATACAAAATGCTTTAGTTCTTACTAATAATATTAAAGAACTCATCAATGGTGTAGAGGCTGTTACTCCGAAAATGTTAAAGAATATTAACTTTAATGGCTTCGCTCGATTCGTTTTAATGGAAGAACTTTACAAACGTGCAAGTAAAAACAGAAGTTATGATGCTAAAGCAAAGTATGGCGATTTTTATGGTTTGGTTAAAACATTAACCGACAAAGGTTTATATACTGCTGATATTCTTGCAAATTATACTCGTGAAGAATTAATTGAAGCAGGAAAGTCCATTATGCCAGAAAAAGATGATTTATTTGACTTTGCAGGACTTCATCAATTATCAAGTCGTTATATTGTTAAAGATTTTGATAAGTCAGTATTTGAATTACCACAAGAACGTTATATGATAGCTGCTCTTCATATAATGGTTCCTGAAGAACCTGAAAACCGTTTAAAGTATGCAAAGAAATTATACTGGGCTATTGCTAATAAGTATATTACTCTTGCTACTCCAACACTTACAAATGCTGGAAGAGCCGATGGTGGTTTATCATCTTGCTTCGTAATTACTACAGGAGATTCACTTCGTGGTATCTATGATGATAATACAGATATGGCAACTTTCTCAAAGAATGGTGCGGGAATTGGAATTTACTTTGGTAAACTTCGTGCTACGGGTTCTGATATTCGTAGTCATAAAGGAGTTTCAGGTGGCATTATCGGTTGGGTAAAACAAGCTGACAACACCGCTATCTCAGTTGACCAACTTGGACAACGTAAAGGCGCTATTGCAGTTTACCTTGATATGTGGCACTTAGATATTCCAATGTTTATTGACTTACGATTAAATACAGGAGATCCTTCAAAACGTGCTTATAATGTATTTACAGGTCTTTGTATTCCTGATGAGTTTATGAGACAAGTTGAGGTTCGTGGAGATTGGTTTTTATTTGATCCTCATGAAATTAAACAGTCTATGGGCTTTAGTCTTGAAGATTATTATGATAAAAAGAAGTTAAAGCCAGGACAACAACCTAATGAGAAAGATCATGCTTGGACTTTCCGTTATAAACAATGTATTGACCATCCTTTATTAAGAAGAAAGCGTGTTCCTGCCATTGACTTAATGAAACAATTAATGGTTGCTCAACTTGAAACAGGTATTCCTTACATGTTCTACCGCGATACTGTAAACCGTGATAACCCAAATGCTCACTGTGGAATTATCTACTCTTCTAATCTTTGTACTGAAATTGCTCAAAACATGAGTTCTTCTGATGTAGTTCAAGAAAAGATTGATTGGAAAACTGGTGAAGTTATTATTACTAAATCAATTGGGGATCTTGTTACTTGTAACCTATCTTCACTTGTTGTAAATAATACTGAGCGTGACGGAGTTACTGAAGAAGTTGTTGAAATTCAAATGAGAGCCCTTGATAATGTTATTTCATTATTAAAAGTTCCAGTTCCACAAGCTGAGTTCACAAATGCTAAGTATCGTGCTGTAGGTGCTGGTGAACAAGGTATTGCTGCATTACTTGCTGCTGAAGGTATTATGTGGGATAGTGAAAAAGCAGTTGAGTATATTGCTCAATTAGAAGAAAAAATAATGCTTTATACAATAAAACATTCTGCATTACTTGGACAAGAAAAAGGATCTTATCCTGTATATGAAGGTTCTCAATGGAATACAGGTGAATGGTTCAAGAATCGTAAATTGACTCTTGATGGATGGGATGAAGTTATTAAGTTAGCTGCGATAGCGATGAGAAATGCTTATCTACGTGCTATTGCTCCAACAGGCGGTACTTCAGTAATTGCAGGCTCAACTCCGGGTATTGACCCAACATTTGATGTTATTTACTTTGAACGTAAGAAAGATTTTCAATTGCCAATTGTTGTCCCTGGGTTAAGTCAAAAAACTTGGTTCTTCTTCAAACCAACTATGAAGATGGAGTATGAAGGCGAAAAACAACTTGCTCATATGTGGGCAATCCGTCACAATGAAGCTCGTAGTCCTTGGGTTGACCAAGCAATCTCTCACAATTTTTATATTCCTCAAGGAATTAAAGCTGTAAACCTGCTACGTTTACACACAGAGAATTGGGACAGAGGTAATAAAACTTCTTATTACACAAGATCTTGGAATCAGAAACATGAGGATAGCTGCTTAGCTTGCTCATCATAATAAAATGGAGGGGTAATTCCCTCCTTATTATAATATAAGGAGAAATGAAAAATGCAACTTACGAAACAGATCAGAATATTTGATGAAAGTTTAAGAAATAATGGTAGTGGACTGTTTGAACCTCAAAGTGGAATCCTCTTTTGGGATGATATTAGCAAGAATATTTATTATGAATTATATAAAGAAATGAGAGGTAATTTCTGGATACCTGAAGAAATTAACATGCAAGGCGACTATGGTCATTGGCATGATGAAGAGATTATGGGCTCGACTGACCAACAATTGTTCAAAGATGGTATTGGAACACTTGCTTCACTTGATTCTATTGCAACTCAGTTTGATGACTTGCTAGCACGTTTTATTAAAAACTCAGCAGTAAGAGCAGTTATGGCTTGTGTTGGATTCTTTGAAAGTGTTCATAATGAATCTTATACTTATAATATGTCTTCATTAGTACCTAAGCATGAAACTTTAGAAGTATTTGAATTTGCAAAGAAGAATACTTTTGTTCTTAGAAGAAATAAGCTTATGATGAATATTTTTGATAAATTCTTAAAAGAACAGACAGTTGAAAATGCTTTAGAAGGTTTAGTTGCTATGTCAGGACTTGAAGGCGTTTGCTTTGTAAATGGCTTTACACCTTTCTACCACTTTATGAGAAATGGTAAAATGTTTGGAACGGGTCGTATAATTCAGTATATTCAGAGAGATGAAGTACAACACTCATATTTCCAAACAGTATTAGTTAGAGATATTTTAACTCAGTACCCAAAACTAAATACTTCTGAATTTTCACAGTGGATCTACGACTTCTTCACAGAGTTAGTTGAACTTGAAAAAGAATATTGTGAGGATCTATACAAAGAAACTTATGATATTGATATTTTTGAAGTTAAAGAATATGTTGAGTTCCGTGCAAATTTAATTTTGGATAATCTTGGACTTGATAAGATCTTTGCTACAAAAGAAAATCCTATGCCTTGGATTACTGCTTTTGATCCAGATAATGCAAATAATGTTAAAACAGATTTCTTTGAAGATAAAGAAACAAATTATGTAAAACCAACAGAAACTGATAATGGATGGGGAGACTTGTAATGAGCCTCCTTATCTTTTCTTCCAAAACTGGAAATACAAAAACATTTGCTGACTTTATTCAAAAGTATATTGGAGTTGTTGTTGGTGATTATAATTCCAATATTACACAACATCAAAAAATTCTTATTGGAGCTTATACCTGGGGCGACGGCAAGATCCCTAAAGACCTAAAACAATTTCTTGTTAATAATAAAGATAATTGGAAGGGTAAAGAGGTATTTATTTTTGGTAGTGGGAATAGTATTTATCCTAAATTCTGCGGTGCAGTCGATGGAATTGAGAAAATTCTTGAAGATTGTGGAGCCGATATTATTGGGACTTTTAAATTTGAACAAAGGTTCAACGAACGAGATTATTATATGCAAGATATAGTTAGATTACTTATAAAACTTCGCTAATACCCTTATTGGGTATTATTTTTTTCTCCATATTAGAAAAAAATTATTTACATTATTTTCATTGTATGTTATAATTAATTATAAGTTATATTAAATAAAGTTTCTAAAGGAGAGATAAAATGAACGTAAAGCATATTGAATTAGTTGAAGAAGCGCAGAGGTTTTTAAAGGAAAATTTTGAAATGGAATTAGGAGTTCCTATAGAATTTAACACAAGATTAAAGCGCACAATGGGAATGTTTAGATATAAAAGAGTAAATAAGAAGCCTGTGCCAGCTAAAATTCAAATGTCAGTTGAGTTTATGAAAATTCATCCTAAAGAACATATTATGGACGTCTTAAGACATGAGCTTGTACATTATGCTTTATGTGCTAAAGGTTATACTGAATCTCAATTTAGCGATGGGCACCATGTATTTGAAAGTACATTAAAAAAATTAAATGTGAGTCCTACACGTACTTATGGAGCTTATGGTAAAATGCACTTGTATAGTTGCAGTATGTGTAAAACAGAGTTTAAACGTCAAAGAAGAATCCCAGCCACTTCAAGATGTACTTGTTCCGTTCATTCAAAAATAATTTATCATGGAGAAATTGAGTTAGACTTTGAAGGTAAAGTTGCAAGTAAAGGAGAATAATGATTGACGAGTCGCCTTCGGGTGGCTTTTTTATTTTGAGTTTACAGTTTCGATAAAAGTATATATAATATATATGTAGAAAATAGATTGGAGGTATTATCTTGAGTAGACCGTTAAAATGTTACGGAGACTGTAGTGAGAAGCATTTAAAACATGAAATGGTCAAGATTGGAGCTTTAAATTATTGTAAATCTTGTGCTGATAAAAAAGAGAAAGATGCTAAAGACCGAGAAACTTTATATAAAACAATTCAAACAATTTATAAGATACCATATCCTAATGGTCAGATGCTTCGACAAATGAAACAGTTTAAAGAAGATAGGAATTATACTTATGAAGGTATGACTAAATGTCTCTGTTATTTTGTTAAGGTTCAGAAAAAACAACCTTTCTTAAATGGTGGACTATCCTTCTTGCCTTATCATTATGATAGTGCAATTAAGTATTATAACGACCTCGAAGAAAGAAGGAAGAATGCTAAAGATGTAGATAATAGTATAACAAGAATTACTATTCCTATTATAAAGCATGATACTTCTTATTACAAAAAGAAAAAGATGATTCCTATGGAGGCGAACCTTTTAAATGACAACTAATGATGTTACTAACACACTTATTGGAAACTTGAACCCTGTTCGTTCAGTTTTTACAGTTTTAGGTATTCTTTGTAATGCACCGCAAGCTTTAAGAAATCCAGAACAGCCGTTAGAAGAAAATGATTTTTATCAAGCTTTTCATAAAAATATCTTTGCTGCAATTAATAATATTGCTTACTCAAATGTAAATGTAGAAAATATTACTCCTGTTGATATTGATAACTACCTTGCTCAGTATCCTCAACATTATAAAATTTGGGAACAACATAATGGTTTTGAGTATATGTCAAGTGCTATTGAAAATGTAAACTTAAAAACATATAAAAGTAATTATTGGCGTTTAAAGAAGTTTGCAATGCTTCGTGACTATGTAAATGCAGGCATTGATGTTACTTCTCTTTATGACTATAGATTAAATGATTTAAAACAACAAGAAGAACAAATGAAAGCATTAGATAAGATGAGTATTGACCAAATGGTGGATCATTTTAACTTGAGAATGCTTAGTCTTCGTGATAAATGGAGTATGGGCGAAAAGCGTAAGTCATTTATGGCAGGCGACAATTTGGATGGTTTACTTGAAAGGTTGAAAGAAGCACCAGAAATGGGTTATCCATTCAAGAATGGTTATTATAATGCTATCTTTAGAGGTCAACGATTAAAGAAGTTTATGTTACGTTCTGCAGGTACAGGTGTAGGTAAAACTCGTTTATCTCTTGCTGATATGTGTAATATTGCAGTTGATGAAATGTGGGACTATAAAACTAAGTCATATCAACCAAACGGTCCAGCTAACCCAGTACTTTTTATATCAACTGAGTTAGAACAACAAGAACTACAAACAGGAATGCTTGCTTATATAACAGGTGTTGATGAGGATCTTATTAAAAATGGTAAGTATTCGAAGGAAATTGAAGAACGATTAAAACATGGTATTAAGATTTTACAACGTTCTCCAATCTACGCTGAATATATTGACGACTTCAGTATCTCTGATATTGAGACAATTATTGAAGAACATATTCTTGAACATGGAACGAAGTATGTTGCTTTTGACTATATTCAGATGGTTCCTAAACTTGCTAGAACAATGCAGGAAGCATTTGCTGGATCACTTCGTGAAGATCAGATATTAGTTCAATTGTCAGCAGCTCTAAAACTACTTGCAAATAAGTATGATGTTTATATTGTTTCAGCAACTCAGGTTAACAGAAATGCTAAAGAACATGAAATGAGAGACACTACTTCTCTTCGTGGTGGATCCGCTACAGCTGATAAAGTTGACCATGGAGTTATGGTATTTAGGGTTACAGGTAAAGACCTTGAAAATCTTAAACATGTTTTTGAAAGAGGCTTTAATAATCAAAAACCTAACTTCTGTCATTATGTTTATAAGAATCGTGGAGGTTCTAAAGTAGGTTGTATTATTTGGACAAAGTATCATGGTGGGGTTATTCGTGAAGAGGAATTATTTGTTACAGACCTTGACTTTAATTTACTTGATGTGGAAAACCTTCATGTAACTGTAGCAGGTGAGCCAAAACTTCCTGAAGTTGAAATACCTAAAGAAAATAAATTTGTTGATGAGCATATGGATGAAGATGAAACAAACTTTGTACCTATTGATGAGGTACCAGAATTTTAAGGAGCTGATTATTAGTGGATGCAGGTCAAGTCAAAGACATCTTAAGTATAAATGATATATTTGACCTATTATCAGATCTTGGTGCCGATCCTGTAAAGAAAGGTAATCAGTTATTTTGTAGGACAGTTTGTCATGGAGGTCATAAACATAAACTTATTTACTTCCATGAGTCAAAGACATTTTCTTGTTTTACTGGGAACTGTGGACATGGTTTTGACCTTTATGTACTTATAGGGAAAGTATATGGGCTCGATTTCGGGTCCTCTTTCCGCTATATTTGTGGTAAGTTCAATATTAACTCTGAATATGGTTTCTTAACTGGTGATAGAGTAGATACTTCATTTATTTTAAAATTTAAAAAGAAGGAACCTCAATATATACTTAATGAACTTGATCCAACTATGCTCAATAGTTTTTATAAACTTTATCATCATTCTTGGATAGAAGATGGTATAAGTATCAAGACTATGAGAAAGTTTAACACTTTGTTTTCTATTCGTGAAAACAAAATAATTATACCTCACTTTGATATTGATGGTAGATTAATAGGTATAAGAGGTAGAGCCTTAAATCAAGAAGAAGTAGATGCTGGAAAGAAGTATATGCCTATATTTCATAAGGGTGAAGTAAGAAAACACCCAACTGGAGGCAATATTTACGGTCTAAATGTCACAAAAGAGGCCATTATTAGGTATAAAACACTGATTTTATTTGAAAGTGAAAAAGGTCCTCAACAGCTTGATACTATGCTGCCAGACTTCTCTATAGGCGGTGGTATTTCAGGTTCAGCTTTAACTGATGAACAAGTTAAAATCTTACAGTCTTTAGGAATTGAAAATGTAGTTCTTGGATTAGATAAGGAATTTACTGAAAACGGTTCTGATGAGGAAAAGTTTTACAAACAAAAAGTAGCTTCAGGCTTTATAGCGAAATTGGTTCCCTATTTTCGTGTAAGCTTACTTTGGGATCGTAAAAATCTTCTCGAATATAAGGACTCTCCTACTGATAAGGGAGTTGAAGTATTTCAACAATTATGGGAGAATAGAATTTTTATTTAAGTTTACAAAGTTTTGTTTTTCTAATATAATGTATATGTATTAATTAAATGGAGGTTATATATTATGAGAATCTTATTACCAGAGAGAAAGAAACGCACACCGTTACAAGTTGGAGATCTTATGAAGTCACCTTATGATAGTGAAGAAGTATATATTTTAAGTAGATTAGACGATAAGTTTGCTTGGTACAAGCCAATGACTGGATGCTGTGCTAATGGAAGATATGAATCATTAGAAGCTCTAGAATCAGAAAGTAAAAAATTTATTGAAGACAGTAGGTATGAAATTTATAGTATAAATGACTATGATCTAGAGCTTGTGCCTAAGGAAGGTAAATAATATGAAAATTACACAAGTTGGTAATTTCAGCGGAGATATTATAAGTACAACATTAGAAAATCGAGGTATTACTGATACAGAGTTATACTTCAATCCGACAAATGAACACGACTCTGATCCATTGAAGTTAATTAATGTAGAAGAAGGAATGCAACTTCTTTTAGATGAACTTGATAAAGGAAGTAAAACAGGACTTGTGGT